CCATTTTGCATCTCTACCTGGTACCATAGACCAGTGAACTTCTACTGGTATATACGATGATCTTTTCTCCATCGCATCTGTCCACATTTTATAGAACAGATTTAGACCATTTGGTGTGGAAACAATGATAACTTTTGTAGTAGAACCAGATGAGATAACAGGGTAAGTTGACTGGAAGAAATCTTGAGCCATGTTGTGTTGCACGAAAGCAAACTCATCAAGAAAGATTAGATTGTAAGAACCACCACGAACACCAGATGCTGATGTTGCATATGCAAATATCTTAGAACCATTTTCAAGTTCTAAGTTTCTTTTGTTCCATGTAATAATACCTTGTTGTAACCAAAGTGGCAGATATTCGTAGGCCTTTTGTAAACGAGAAAGAATTTCTTGTGCAAGAGAACCTTTGTTTGCAAGTATGGCAACAGTATATTCATCTTGGAAAAGAACACACCACAACATGTAACCAACAGTTGTAGTTGTTTTACCGACCTGTCGTGGCATTTTACAGATGGAGAAACGATTGTTATGGAAAGAATTGACCATATCTTCTTGAAATGGCCACATATCAAAAGGTACAAGACCTTTGTCCACATTGACAATCTTTACATAAGTTTTGATGAAGTAAACAGGATCAGAAATGCATTTGGCAATTTCAATCGCCTGTTCTTCTGTATATGATATTTCAACACCGACTCTTTTAAGTCGGTCATTACCTAGATAACCACCTGCGTTCATTCTTTATTCGACTTTAAAAACTTAACTAGTTCAGCTGTAGATCCAACAAACACAGCTTTATCAACATTTATATTCTTTGCGTTTTGAGTTTCGACTGGTGATAATTCTTTTTTGCGTTTTTGTATTTCCATCAAATCTTTATTCATGTCTGTAAGATTCTTTAACATGTTTGCGGCAACTTCGTATGCTCTTGGATGTTGAGAGTCTTTGGCCACATGTAAAAGATTATCAATGGCAATACTACCTTTGTCAATTAGATCACGAATATTTTGACGAGCATACTCAGCATCATCTTCAATGGTAGATTTTATTTGTGGAGTCTCAATTATTTCCATATTATTTTCCAAATCAATAGGATCGATGTCTAATGCATCTGATAGTTTATCATTTATTTTTTTCATAATTAAGTTAAATTTAATATTTTATTTTCAGAAAATCCATATTCATCGTCAGGTTCAGCATCAATAGGATCAATGTTTGTATCCATGAGTATAGTATTAGATGTTAAATCTTGTTGAGGATCTTGAACAACATGTAAATTATTATTTGCAGTTCTAATTAAAGAAGTATCACTTTTAATTAATGGCCAAATGAATCCTTTTGCTGTAAAATTTAAATCCCATGTAATCAATCTTGTAGTCATCATATCACCTTCATAATCAACATTTGATTGTACTGAATTTAATATAATAGGAAGATCATATTTTTGTTCCATTTGTTGAATAAAATTGACTGTAACTGTAAAATCTGGTGTAAAAAATGGTAAAATTTGTTCAAGTATCTGTGTACCATCTTCTGTATTTCTCACATATATTGAAAGAGAAAATTCAAAATTATACGGTACAGGTAAATATTGAGACTTCATCGTGGTTGTTGAACCAGGTAATATAGAAAAGTTTTGTAGTGTTGTTATTTGTTTTCTTGATGCATCGTAAGAAAGATTGTCAAGATTAAATGAAATTCTTGGAACAACAATATTAACTGATTTGAAAAGTGTAGGATCAGAATTTAATCTTGTAATATACTTTTCTTTTGCGCCATAAGAAAGTGGTACTTTAAATCTTTCTCTTGGTGTCGTACCATCTTTGTTATAACGAACAACAACTATATCATTGAAGAGTGTTCCAAAAGCAACAACCACTTTTCGTATTGTTCTATTGTAAAAATGTCCGTTGCCTAACACTATGTTTCTCCAAATGGGTTAACTTCTGTCCAATCTAATATTTCATCAGATTCGGTTTGTATTCTACTATTATCAACAATGTCTTCAAACGCATTATTATCCATATAGTTTTCATCTGTGGCAGTTAATGTTGCATATGCACCACTCGTTAAACCTCTTAATGTACCTGTTGTAAATTGACCAATTGTTCTGTAGACATCAATGTATACATTTGGATTAAAATCATAAACTAAAGCTTGAACTTCTGTGTTTGCGTAACCATTTGGTGTTCCAACAAATACAATTTCATCATTTAAAAATCTACCATTAACACTATCTAAAGTTAAACGAACTCTTGGGTAATAACCACGAATGTTATTGTCAATATCTTCAATGCCTGTTTGTATAATCTCATTAGAGAAAACAAGTTTTTTCATTTTTAATGCATAGACATAAACATTACCACCACGCCCACGACCTAGTGTATAAAACATTGCTTGATTATCATCATGTTCAACAAATGTAATCTCAAAGAAATTATTTGTTAAAGGCATGAAAATCAAATCGCCTTCTTGTGGTCTTAAAAGATTGGGTACAATCGACTTAAAACGATTTCGTGAAACAACCATTGTAAGTTCATCACGAATCTCTAGACCAAACTTAGAAATAAAATCACCATCACCATCCATACCTGTAACATTTTCAAGATACATTTCAAGCGGATAAGCTTTTACATATTGTTTTAATGTATCTTCACCATATAACATGTCAACTTCATCTCTTGAAGACCTTGGCATATAATAAACATCCATGCCATAAATTTTCATGGCCTCAATAACCAAATCTTCAACAAGAAGTTGTTCGTTGGTTATTTGTTTTGCAGGAAATGGATTGAAATAATGATTTGTAGGCATTATTAACCCATCATTATTTCATTTGGTAGAACATTGTAAACTTGCATTTCTTCTTCGATCTTATCAATCTCTCTCTGAGCTTCTTCCATGATTCTTGGACCGTCAAGAGTGACACCACCTGGCATTTGAATACCTGCAAACTTACTCAGATTGGAACCCCATTGATATTTTATTTTGGCTGTTGCATACTGTTTCAGAAAACGATCATTCCAAACATCTGAAATGCCTTCTTTAATAGCGATCTCATTAAAATAATTTGTTTGTAAAGGATAAACCATCTCTAGTTCTGTTGGTGATATTATTTTTCTTATTTGTAAAGAAACAGGATTTCCACCATCAGGTAATGTTATAAAATCATTTTCTACTAACTCTTGGTCAAATTTAGTGTTTGTACCTGTGATTGTTTTATTATTGAAAACCCCACTTAATGTTCCTGACAACTGCATAGAACCAGGTTCTAATTTTCGATAACATTCTACAATAACATACTCACCAACTTGAAGATCACTAGACCAATTGATATCTAACATCAAACGATTCATATGACGATTAAATCTAAACTGTGGTGTACCAGAAAATAAAAGGTTTAATGTTCTTAAGTGTTGCATTGTAATTTCATAAGAAACATAAGACACAGATGTAAAGTCATAAAGATCATGAAGTCTTAATTGATACCTAAGGTCAAACATATTGATTGATGATGAAGAATCATCAAATGGAAAAACACTAGTAACAAAAATAACTGCATCTGGACAATAAATCCATCTACGATCAATATCTTCTTGAGTTATACGGTGCTTCATAAACAATTTTTCGGTACCATCAAAATGATAGTCATGAAAAAATTGTAATGCATCATCAATACGATCTTCTACTTGATCATCGTCAACATTAATATCAATCACTGGCCAACCAAGTCGGCGCAAACAATAATCTTTAAACTGTTGTCTTGTTCTAGGTGTAGACATTTTTAGACTTTCTTTTCTGGGTCAAATATTTCCCATTTAACATCTCTGTCATTCCAATAATATAAATTACCATCATTTGGTTTAGGTATAGGAGGTTGATATTCACATATCTCTTCATTAAAAATCCAAGATTTAAAACCATTAGAATTTGCCCATTCAATTTTAATTCTATTTTGTTTTTCTATTTTTTCTTCTTCAGTCATTTGACGAATTTGATGTAAATCTGTTACAACTCCATCTTTCCAACCATATTGAGTGCCTTCATGTATTTCATAAGGTCCCATATCTGGCACATCAACTCTAATAAATTTTGCAAAATTTGGAGGTAAATTTTCAGTATCTATTTCTGGAAAAGCTTGTCTAAAATTATCACCTAAAATAGGATGTTCTATAGGTTGTCCATCAACAATACGAATAAAAAGTTCCATGTATTATTATCTCCTTTAAAAATACTATTTATCTTATTGCCAATCTTCCAGGAGGAGTGTAATTACTCCAATATCTAGCCACTCCTTTTGTTACTCTCATATCTTCTATGACACCATTAAGCACACTTGTTCCACTGTAGTCACCACCAATTATTATGTAAGCTGGTATTATATAAGAGTTTGAATCTGCATAAAGTGCTCCATATTGAACTCCATTTACAAACATTTTTGTAATTTGATTTGAACGACAAACAGCAATATGATACCAAGTAAATGTAGATAAGTTAAACCCTGTTATTCTTGCGGCAGAAGAAACATAATATGTTAAAACAGCACCATTCATATAAACTAATGGATAAACACCGTTAGCACCAGGTCTTCCTTCATAAAACATTTGAGAACCTGCAACAGTATTCATATAAGTCCAAAATTCAATTGTGAAATCTTCTAAACCAACGATACTGTCATGATAAACACGACTGACTAATCTATCACCCGATCCATCAAATCCTATAGATGTTGTGCTGTTTCTGACTATACTTGTATTTGTTCTTGCATCACCAACAGTTTCAATCACATTACCACCAGTTATATCATAAATTTTTGAATTACCATTTTTTAACAGTAGTCTTGTATTTGTTATTGCAGTAAATGGTTCTCTGGGTGCAGTAAAATTACTAGAATACAAACCGGTACCAATTAAAAATCTAACCTCACCAATGTATCCTAAAAAGTAAGCTGTGTTTTGAAAAACTGAACCACCAATATCAACTTGATTCTGCAAATAATTTGTGGTATCCGCATAAGTACTTCCAACTTGAACACCATTTAAAAACATTCTTGTTTCTGAACTTACTCTTGAGACAGCTATATGTAACCAATGTTTTAATGGTATTGCAACTGTGTGAGATATTCTATTAGCACCACTCACATAATAATAAAGAAAACCACTCGTATCTATATAGATTGCTGGGACAGCTTGAGTTCCAGTTG